TACTCGCTAGGCATATATGCTTTTCCTTGACCATCGGTATAACACTCGTATAAGAGCCTCCGTAACTCGCTTTTGGACAGAAATGAGAAAATCATCGCTATTACACTTGTTACATGTAACGCATGTGTAGTCTCACTCCAGCCTCCCTTAAAGACAAAAAAAGTATAAAGCCACCGGAACCGCGCTTTCTAATTCACGGCTGAAAGCGGTATAAATTGGTATTTTGTGGCTGATACATGAGGGCGATAGTTCGGAGAACATCGAGCATTGTATTTTGAATGATGCCCTACAAGGCGACACCAGTCAGACAATAAACGGCGTGACACCTGTTTAGGCGTGTTGAGTTGGTTTTGTGGATACGCTAAAATCGGATTTATCATAATGTTACCTATTAGTTTTGATCGGCTTTCAGGTTGTTGTGATTACGAACCCCGTTAGTGTTACAGCACTGCGGGGTTTATTTTATCTGTAGATTTCTATATCCCTCTTATTCGAGATACTGAGTAATCATTTCAATTTCTTGGCTAACATCAACAAGCGCCTGCGCATCAGCGTTGATAACTTCAAGCTGAGTTTGGTCTCTGACTTTTCGCTCAAGACCGTGTTTTATAGCTTTAATGGACTTTTCAGCTTCTTCTAGCTTTTCAATCAGTTGTTTCTCTTTTGACATATTATTTCCCCTAATATTGTTGGTTGCGATTCAGTTCGCTTTCAAACCTTGCTATCGAAAGCTGTCTTTCAATTTCCCTGCTCATGTAAAAATCAAAATCCATCCCACGCTCGGCAAGGCTCAGTTTTAAAGCCTCATTTTGATTCAAAGCCTTTTTTACCGCTGCTATAACTTTCTCTTCCATTTGCATCCCTTTTGCTAAGGTTCGCGCTCTTTTGCTATCAGCAAAACGTGAATCGAGCGCTTACCGGTTCTAAAACTGCTATCAATTTTGCTTATGGTGATTGAGTAAAGCAGATTGAGCTTTTCGATAATCACTGATTACCTTTTCTGCTTTATTCGCTCTTACTGTTTGCTCGTTTAACTCGCGCTCTAACTTCTTAACTTTGTCAGTCAAAGCAATAACACGGTAACAAGCTTGAATGACGGCTTTAGACATTGATTTCACACCGAGTAATTTTTCGGCCTTTTCAATTGTCGCTGTTTCTTCTTCAGTTGGTCGGACTGTAAACGCTCGATGTCGCCCTAATTGATAGCAAAGAGGCGCGCTGCAGAAAGCCGGCAACAAACAAATTGATAGCACAAACAAAAAAAGCGCGGCGAACCAAAAGGCTCGCCGCGCTTGATTTTATAATGCTAATTATTGATTGGGGTTGAAGTTGCCCCGTTTACGCGAAGCTTTAAAAGCTCATGTTAGGGAGGCACATTGCTTGAGGTCGAGAATGTAAAGCTGCAGGTTCTTAAAGCTGCGTTCGGGAAGGTAAACACCGCCGTCACCCTCTACCTCATACCATTCAAGGTTTATCGGTGTCGGGGGGCAACTTGTTGGGCTTGGGTGTGGTGAGCTGCACGCTGCCAGAAGCAGCACCGAACTCATCAGCAAAAGTTTCTTTCGGGCTTTCATTAATATGATTCACCTGTTCTTGTTTCTGCTTTTGGGCTTTAGCCGCTTGCCAGTTTCGGTAAGCTGCCGCGATATAGGGGGCGAGCTTCGCCACCCCTAACAAGATTCTCAAATACTGCATTACTGCATTCGTTTAAAGTGAATCGGGTTCTTATCTAGCTCGTTCTTAGCGTGCCCACGGTTGGCCGCGATACTCTCTAAAATGGAGATCAACCAATCCGGTGCTTTGGCTAAGGTTTCCGGTTTAATGAACTGGCGAACCTGAGCCCAAACAAACCCGAGCGCCAGTAAGCTAAGCATCACAATGGCGTAATACTCACCCGCCACCCACTTAATCGCCCCAAGCAGTAAACCCGCTTCTTCGGCGGTTAATGGCGCAACGTTGGCAAACGCTAGGCTAGAAAAAATGGCTAATACAAAAGTAAAAAGTAATTTCATGTTGTTGTTTCTCCAATAAAAAAGGGCAGATAATGCCGCCCTAATATAAATGTATATTATTGTTGATATACATTAGTTATCAATTGCTGCTAAGCGTAGGTTTTCTGCAATGCGTTGCGACCAACCACGCGAGAACTGCGACCACGTTTTAATGTCGTTCATAAAGTCCAAGCGCTCGGCTAAGAACTTTAAAAGCACATCGTTGTGATCGGCGGCCTTTACTGCGGCCTCTGTTTTCTTACCGTAATAACCATCATCTTTAGCGCCAACAGCACGCTGTAAGAAACGAATCGCACGCCAACCACCATGATTGATTGAGGCATCAAATAGCTGATACATCACCGCTTTGTGGAACGCTTCACCGCCAAGCTTGAGCCAGAAATCACGGTAATAGATCTCTTTGGCTTGCTCGATGGTGAGCTGCTTAATGTTGAGGTGCGGGTAACTCATTGCAGCGATGCCAAACTTAGTGCCTTTGCGCTCGCCTTCACCCACCACGCCCGTTGTCCAGTTTCCTCGGTCGTCGTATAGGTTTTGGTATTTACCTTCGTGACCAATCACACGCTCAAACGCGGTTACATATGCTTGCGGATACTTCATAGATTCTCTCTGATTAACTTAAGTAGGCCGTGTGGCTTCTACTTGAATGGTGTAAGTGGTTCGGGTTCCGGATAGCGTGACGGTATCGATAGACCAATTGCCTTTAGAGCGGGGGGATTGAAAGCCCTCAAGATTCAGGATCGATTCAGCAAACAAACCGCGCTTGCCTTTGATGGTGGCCGTGAAGGTTTGCCCCCTTCGGGTGAGCTCGGCTAGCTTTGACTCGGCTCTTTGAATCGCTTCATCATCGGTTTTAAATACCTCTCTCATTCGATAATAAGGCTCGGTGCCAATCACTGCTGTGTTGCATTGGCCTGTGTCTGTGGTTTGCCATTCAGCTTTAATGCCACTAAAACGCACGTTACTTGGGTGAGCAATTTTAGCGGTGCCGCTTTGTACATCCTGCAGGTTCACGGTGACTGATTGCTGAGCGCTACCGGATAACGCTGAAAGACTGCCGCGCTTACCAAACACGTACATGTGATTGATGGGCTTGGCGATTGCGTCATGTTTCGACGCTAAGCGAGCAATAAAAGCGGAGTCGGTTTCTTCGTTCTGGTTTAGGTGGTCGGTGGGCTTGCTGGCAAGTTCGGGGGTCACACGAACCTCATAACCGTGCGGCTCCATAACCGCTTTCACCACATCCAACACCGTAGCGGGTGGAAAGGTTCGGCGTCTTGACTCTCTAAAGCCGCTCTTATCGGTCACGTTGAACTTAGCGGGAGTAAGCTGCAGGACGAGCTTTACGGGGTGTAAATGCTCATCAATCGACGACACTTGATAAACGCCGCGAAACTCGCCATCCACTTTGATTTCCCACTCGCTACCACTGGCAGGGATATGGCTCATCGATTCAGCGCCACCATACGTGAGCGTAACTCTGTCGGCTTGTTGGCCTGTGCCATCCGTCAGAAACCAACTTTCTAGCAGGGGCTTGAGCTCTGCAGCTCCCGCCCCTTTTATTTGAATTACATCCATACGGGGATTTCATTTGTGGTGGTCGGCTCCGGTTCGTTGCCAATGATTGGCAGTTCCACCAATTGACCAGGTTCTAAAAAGAGGGTGGTTTGGGTTGGGTTCAGTCGATAGAACTCATTTTCAAGCTCGTCAGAATCCGAACCAAACACCCGATAAAGTAACGTGTTAACCGTTTCAAACGGCTTAGCTGTCGTTTTCATCCTTTTGACGATACTCCTTAAGCCTGAGCGTGATTTTGACGACTTGCGCTTGCCCTTTCTCAATGATTTTTGTGTAACTGGTTTTCACATTGCGAAGGGTAAAGCGCCCCCAACTGCGGCCTTTACCGTCGGTGATCATCACAATCTCATGGGCTTTCGTCATGGTTCGTAATGCTTCGGCTTCGGCTTCGCCATCCCCTTTGAAAGCCACTACGTTGATCGTCCAGTTATCCAAAGGGTTAGCGGTTGGGTCTTGTCTTGGGCTGTCTATGGCGTCGAAATCAGACCACCCGCCGGAAGTATCATAAGTGTGACCTTCCAACGGGTTGCCTTTCACTACGCTAAAAACATGATCGTTAAGTGCTAAATGCTGCATTAGCTCACCAATGAGTGTTCAAAGTCTTGAGTTAGGTTTTCAGAATCTAAGCCGTGCTGTCGGGCAAACTGCGCTAAAGCTTGTTGTACTGTTTGCATCGTTAAAGCAGCGGTTTCCTCTGCCGCTTGGGCACCGGTTACCTGCACCACTGGTGCAAAAGTAATGTTTGGCTTTTGCGCTTGTTCTGCCTTTTTAATTTGGGCGGTTCTGATTTCCTCGGATTTATTGGGTAAATCCTCCTTGGTAAACCAACCAAATAGCGTTGAGGCGATGCTTTCCCCTGCCGCATCCCCCATCATGCCGCCAATGCCTGCGCCAATCGCGGTGCCAATGCCAGGTAAAATGGCCGTGCCAATCGCTGCACCTGCAGCCGCACCACCTAAACCACCCAGCAACCCCCCGCCACTTTCTGCAGCGGCGGCGTTGTCACCTTTGGCTAGGTTGGTGGCTACGCTTACCGCATCAAGCCCCATGGTGAGTGGTCTTAAAAAGCCTGCTACCTTGGCGAACTTATCAATGTGCAAACCTTCTAACGTGTCGCCCACCGTGCCAGTAATTTGAGCGGCTTGGTTTAAGCCATCGGCAGCAAACGCGGGTAACGCTGCGCCGCCTGCCAATAAGCCTGCGCCCGTTTTTAGCATGTTGCCTTTAGCTCGACCGGATAAGCTCATGCCTCTTGGCGCTCTCGATGAAACGAAATCCGTTGCACCACTAAAGAGATCCATTCCAAGACCAACCAAACCACGCTTGCGACCTCTTCGACGGCGTGACGGTGCGCGCCTTGTTCGGGCTTCTCCTCTTGTTCTTAACGTGTTTCCAGATTCGCCCACACGAGCGCCGCGGGTGGCTCTCGCTTGGCGTTCCATCGCAGCAGCGTGTCGGTTTGCAGCGTTGGTGGCTTTATCGGTGGCCGATTGTTTGCTTTTAAGCGCTAGGGTTTCTTTGGCTATGCTGGCAAGGTTGGACGCAAACTTAACGCCTTGGTAAACCTTATAAGCGGCTGCCCCTGCGACTACTGCAGCGCCCAAACCTAGAACAACATCAGCGGCGATGCCTGCCTCTGCTACCCAATCGGTTGTGGCGATGGTGAGATCAACAATCGGATTAAGAATCGCATTGAAAGCAGGCCAAAGTTTATCCCCAACCACCGTGGCAAGGTTGCCGAACGCATCCATGGCGCGCTCTGCGCCTGAAAGGTTGGTGCTTGCTATGTCGGTGTATTCGTTCTTAACTGAGGCGTTGCTCGCGTTTGCGGCTTCGTTTTGAATCTTAGTGAGTCGTTCGGTGTCTTTAAGTAGCTTTTGAATGTGCGGGTTCGCTTCATCACCAAACAAAGATTTGATCGCAGCGGATTGATCTTCTTTGTTTAGCTCCTTGATGCCTTCGAGCACATCCAATAATGTCCCCATCGCATCGTCTTGCATGCCTAACGCGACAGATTCCGCATCCGTGCCAAGCATGCCAAAGATTTCTTTTTGGCTGCCTGTGGCGGCGAATCCTGCCGTTAAGGCCGATGAGATGTTTTTAGACGCGGTGGCCGCCTCTTCTGCGCTGGCACCTTTTGATAATAACGAACCCGACAACCCAAGCGCTTGCGCTTCGGTAAAGCCTGAGTTGGTCATGAGTGCGCCCGTTCGGCTCATCACACTCAGCAAATCATTACCTGATACGCCACCATTTTGGTTGGCAACATCATTGATCATGTTCGCCATGTGCATGAATTGCGCTTGGCCTTGTTCGCCTTGTGCATAGCCTAGCGAGTTACGCAACGCCATACCCTTTTGAGCGGCATCATCTGCGCCCATATCCCACGCGGTAGCCGTCATGATGGTGTCACGGGTGTAAGCGGCTAAATCTCCCTTAGTTATGCCACCGTTCGCGCCACCTGCCGCAATTTTCATTACATCGGTATCGTTAACCCCTGCCATTTCAACGGCCAGATTATTGAGTTCACGGCGTAACTTTTGCGCATCTTCGCCGCGATAACCCTCATCGCCAAAATCTAAGGTTTTCGCTACATCCACAAATGAGGCTTCGTTGTGCATGGACTCACGCCCCGCCAATAACCCTGTTGCGGCGATGCCGACCGCTGCCGTGTTTGCACTTGGCATCGATGCGAGGGCTTCTTTTTTGCGGTGCTGCAGCTCATTAGAACGGGCTAACAATCGGTTTTCACGTTCAAGTAATTGAGCGGATTTCTCAGCGCGGCGGTTCGCAATGTCTTTGGCTTTCGATAAGTCTTTGGTGCTAATGCCGGTTGCTTTTAACTTGTCGTTCAGCGCGCCAAGTTGGCGAGTTTGATTCTTCTCCTTGGCGTTTAAATTCGACACGCTTTTGGTGAGTCTTTCTAACTCGGTTCGCTCTTTCTTGGTGAGCTTGTAATGTTCGCTTTTCTTCTTCGTCAGCTTATCGATGATGGACTGAGAACGAATGAGCTTGTTTTGTTCAGCGGTGGTTAAATTAATGCCTTCATTTTTCTTGGCGTTAAGCGAGGCCACCGTGTTTTCATTGGTTTTAAGCGAGACAGTTTCGGCGTCTGTCAGTTTTACATGTTGCTGCTGTTTTGCGGAAAGCGACGCCAACGCGGCAGCGTTATGGAATGTTTGCTCTTGAGTAACCTTGAGCGACTTAGTTAAGGTTTCATACTGCCTTACATCCCCTGCGGTTTTCTTGGCGGCTCTGAGTTCTGCTTGCGCTTTTTCAGTCGCATTGATTAACCCAAGCTGCGCCTTTTCTACTTTCTCTATTCCAGCGACCGCTTGCGTGGCGTCTGTGGTGATCCCGAGCTGTATTTTCTTATCCACGTTTCACCCCCAATTGAGCCAAAGCTAACTCGTAACGTCGCAAAGCAATTTCCGTTGTCCATTCAAGTGCATCACTGGCGGAATACCCCGCCAATGGCACCACATCTAAAATGGTTTCAACGCTCTCTACTGAAAGTAAGCCGCTGGTTTGGTTAAAAAATTGGTGGCCGCATTCACAAGGCTGCGATAGTCAGGCAATGGCATTGCCATGATCTCGTCTTCTTCCAAGTCGGTGAGGTTCGCCACAATGAAACACGCGCGTTGAATATCGTCGCTGATCTTGTTTGCCATCTTTGAAAGCTTAAGCGTTGGGAACTCAAAGCTAACCTTGCGCTCATCGCTGAAATACAAGGCCACTTCTTTTGCGGTATCGTCTTGCTCAACGTTGGCTAGTTGATAACCCGTTTGGCGGTAAAAATCATAAGAAGCATCGTAAAGCGCCAACCAATCAGGATTAGAAAGCGAGTCTAACTCTTCTTGGTTTAGCCCTGTTGAGGCCATCACCAAGGCTTCTTTTTCTTCTTGAGTGAAGGTATCGCCCTTGGGTTCACTATCCATGCTTGATGCGCGGCTTAGCGGTTTCACGGTGGCGTGCGTAATGCGTTCAAGTGGCTTTAATAGCGTGAATTTACGCTGCAGGTATTCGGCTTGGCTCATGATGCCCCCAATAATTAGGTGTAAAAAAAGGCCGCCGAATGGCGACCTTGTTTAGTGCGGTGGGTTAAACGTTAAATAACGCGCCGCCAATGTTATAGGTACCGTTATCAATATCGACCGTTGTGATAGGGATTCCGTTATCTAACCAAGCATGCTTGGAAATTTGCCCCGTGAGCGTGAGCGTTTGTTGTTCGCGCATCTTTGATGCGTCGTACTCGATGTTAACTTCACCCGTCATGGTGTGCGTTGTATCGTAGCGGCTGTGGTTGTTTTTGCCGTTTTCGCTGTAAATGATAACGGTGGATTCACCTGCCATCAGCGCGGCGTTGACCACCGATGCCATTTCACCTTTTACCGTGACCGACCATTCAGAAGCTTCATAACCTACATGGACTTTTTTCGCCATGAAAGTACCAGGTACATCCGCATACACTTTGGTGTATTTAGGCGGGGTAAAATCGCCCATATTGTTGGTGATTTTAAACCCGCCAGGGAGCGTTAATTTTCTTGCGTGAATAACTCGATTATTCATAACTCACCTTATTAGCTGAATGTTTTGATTGCGTCGTCGATGTAAACCTGCAGGATTTCATCGCTTTGATTTAACTCAATGATTGAGTGTTCGTTTGGACGGTAAGCGCCCCAATCAATGACCAATACCCATTCGCCATTCTTATAGCGCTGCAGGTTGTTTCGCGTTGTATGGAGGTAACAATTCGCGCCGATGATTTCACCGTCAGCCTGCAAGCTAGACAGCCAATTGCTCAACTGTGCAATGCGTTGTTTGAAGAAATCGAAATCAAGGTTATAGCTCATCGTGTCACGGTGTGACTTGATAAGCTCACGACACAATTGGTTTTCAATACCAATGATGTTGCCAAAGCTGCCGTCTGCCGTTCGTGTTCCTAAGAACATCAAACCGCCGTTCGGGTCGCGAATGGTCACCGCCACGCCTTTTTTGTTGAGGTCGACACCTTCACTGTTCTTATCGTTGACACGGTAGCCAACCACACGCGCGATATCATCAAGCGGGGTTCCGGCGCCGTTCGGCGTTTGAGACGGTTTCACGCTGCAGCGTGCGGCCATGCCGACCACTGACGGTGGGATAGTATGCTGCCAACGTTCGCCGCTGACATCACAACACCAAACACGGTGATGTACTTCACCTAAAAGCTCGGCGTAAGTCTTTGCTTCAACGGTGTTGGTATCCGGTGCATCCGTCCAACCTTCGCAATACGTTTGGTCAGCCAATGCGCCAAGCGCATTGGCGATCTCAATACCATGAAAGCCCGGCACTGCAACGTTGGTTGGCGCTTCTTGGCAGCCAGCAAAAGCCGCAATACCCGTGAGTCGTCCCGAAGGCGAAGTGCCACCCACGATGTTAACTTTGGTCGCGTCATCGTCTGCGACTTCTTGTTCGATAATGACGTAACAAGGCACCTTAGCGACTTCTAAGAAGTATTTCGCGCTAAAGTACAACACGCCCGATGGGCTGTCGGTGGTATCAATCAGCGGCAAATCTGCAGGGGTGTACAACTTGATCGGCTCGCCATAAGGCACGCTTGGGTCTTTGTTTGGCGCAACACCAATCAAGCCCCCAAGTTGGTTATCTACCCCGCCCATGACGCCTAGCGGTTCGCTCACTTCAAGTGAGATACCGTTATGGTTTTTTGTGGTTGTCATTGCCATTATTTACTCTCTTTTTTCAATTCGAGGTTTTTGTTTCTAATGTGGTACTCAGCTTGGGAAGGGGCTAAAGGAATGGTTTCACCCTTTTCTCGCCAACGCTTGAGAATGCGTTTTTCTTTCAGCATCACGTAATCACGCGGGGCGTTCGTGGCCTGCGCTTGGTTTGTTGCGTCTGAATTTGACGCTTTAGTTGTTGCCATTGGCTACGCTCCAAATAAAAAGCCCTGCGCAATGGCAGGGCTAAAGGTGAAATTTAGATACAAAAAAACCGCGTTACGCGGCGGGTTGGGTTTCGGTTGGTAGTGGATATCGAAGCCTGATTTGCTTGACCTTTTCGACCCAAGCTTGCTTAAACTTTTCTGATTCGGGGTTCTCTTCACTGAGTTCAAACTGCCACTCAATGTAAAGGGGGTCTGATTCGCGTTGATAAGCTTTTGAGCGATGAGCAATGCTTTGCTCTTCCTCAAACTGCTTTTGTTGCAAAATTGAATCCATCGTGTCTGCGTCCATGCCAAGCTTGAGCATGTACTCGTGGGACACATTAGAGTGGTTTTGGCCTTCGTAGATGTACTTGAACATTTAGGTTCTCCGCAGTGGTTCTCTGAATAGAGCCTGCTTTAGTCCGTGTGAATTGGCGTGTGATGCATGACCAAGCCACGATTGAATATTCTGGTTGATGTCCGATAGCGAAATTTCACCGTTTGCGAATTGCTTTCGGTATTTCTTTAATTTGGTTTTGATGCGCTTCACGCTGCTTTTTCTAAGCAGGCGGTGCGACCCATAGATTCGATAGCCAAGAAAATCGAGTGAGCGCCCATTCTGCTTTGCAATGGGAAACACTTGCGTCTTGCTATTGGTTTTTAGCCTTAGCCTTTGCCAAAGAAATAGCTCTATCTCTTTTCGCCATTCGTGTAGTTGGCGCTTGTCATGGTGGATGATCGTGAAATCATCCATATAGCGAACGTATTCTTTGACTTTTAGGGTTTGCTTAACGTATTGGTCGAGTTCGTTGAGGTAGACATTAGCAAATATCTGGCTTGTTAAGTTACCAAGCGGGATTCCAACCCCTAGCGCGTCGCTTGGACTGTTATCTATGATGTAGAAAAGTAGCGCTTTGGTTCGATTGCATTGTAACTTTGCGTTTAAAAGGCTCTTCAATATGTAGTGATCGATACTTGAGAAGTAGCGCGAGATGTCCGCTTTTAGCGCATACGCCTTGTTGTGCTTGGCTTCTACTCTTCTAATGAATTTTTGCGCTCTATCTGCACCCTTGTGTGTGCCTTTATTTCTCCGGCACGCATAGGAATCATAGATATATCGCTCATCAAATAGCGGCTCAATGACGTTATAAATAGCGCGATGAATCACTCTGTCTCTAAAGTGCGGGGCTGATATCAGCCTGCGCTTTGGTTCGAACACGTAAAATTGTCGATACGGCGACATTTGATACATCTCCCACATCAACTCGTTTTGCAATTCAATGATGTTTTCTTCTAGATTGTTAAAGAAAACGAGTGTTGAGTTGCCTTTGGTTTTACCCTTTCGGCACTGGTACGCCGCATTTAATAAATTCTCAAAGTCAAAAATCTTTCCGAATGTACAACCACCTGACGCGTCAATTGGTTGAATGTGTTTTTCAGCAATGGCTGAGGCGAATGCATCCTTTTCATAGTTGCACTGGCAGCACTCCGTAGAGTGGTTGCTTCTGGCGTTATCAAGAGCGGGACGGAAACCGATGTTACTGTTCGTATTCGATCGAGCATTATTGAGGTTGAGAGCGCCCAAGCCTGCGTTCGAGCCATTGTTCCAGTTGCCGCCACGTAGCGGGAATCGATTCCGTGCATTCATAATGCAGCCGCCTGTGTTTTGGTTTTTACGGATTTAATCCAACCGCCTATCATTTTTCCTATTTCGACCAGTTGCCCTATCCAGATTTGATACTTCTTGAGATCGAGGTATCGCAAATCTTTTGCTAGTCGAACTCGCCTTTTAAGAATGGCGATCTCTATATCCAAATCGGTGAGCGTGGTCTTTTTGTGGTAGCGTTTGAATGCGGTCACAATGAGCCGTTGAAGTTGTAACATTGACAAGCGAATCTCAGCGCCCAATATGTGCTTTTCATGTTTTGGGAACTGCTTTAGTGCTTGATAGCCGTACATCAACATCTCTCGGCATTTCTCTTCAATGACTAAGGCGGTCAAATTAAACCCTTTCTAATTGAATTGATAAAGCTGAGCTATCGCTCAGCACACAAAGTTTCAGGTTGCATTACGCAAAGAAAGCGGGACGGAAACCGAAGTTACTGCTCGCATACGATCGAGCATTAATGAGGTTGAGAGCGCCCACGCCTGCGCTCGAGCCAGCGCTCCAGTTGCCGCCACGCAGCGGGAAGCGATCGCCATAATTTCGAACATAGAGCGCGCCAGTGACATTCGTTGTGCTTGCAGATTCAACGAGCAAGCGGCGTAGTAACTCAAGAGCTTGATACCCTTCTGACTTGGGGGTAGCAGCAAAGTGTCTATTACTCATGTAAGCGTAGTCGTGACTATCATCATCGATAGGACCGTTTCGGTTGGTTACGGAGTTGCTCAGAATGGGTGAGCCAACATTGCCTGTTGTGTTTTCGCTTTGCGAATCGAAATAAGCAGCATGTCTTTGCCATCTCGCTTCATCAATGTCTGGATCATTATCTAGCGTAGTAATGATTTGCCCATCATCAAGCTTCATTTGATCAAGCCATTCCCACACATTTCCGACTAAATCTTGGACGCCAAACTCAGTATGATCATGACCCCATGTAGCTGGGCCTTTCCCCGTATCAGTTCGACCATTCCCTGACGCATCGCCGGGGATTTCGTTGTCTGAACGACGAACAGTTTCTAGCTTGTTATCGTGAGCGCGTCCGTAGTTTGTGTTACCGCGGGGGACTGTTTCATTAGCGTAAGCCCAGAGCGCAATAGCTGCCCACTCATGAATTGACATCATGTGCCAACCTGCGCCCTTATTTTCACAAAGAGATTTTGCTGTATCGTAATTCACATAAGTGCGGGGCTGCACACCGCCAATGACTGAACATCCGCCCTTTACGCCCGTGGAAGCAAGATATTTACCGATCAACACTTCACTGCGCGGCACACCGTTTGTTAAAAACATGGTTGGCGTACCCGTGCCAAGCTGCAAGTCGATACCTGTGTTTGCAAGAATAGCGGCATTAACATCTTCATAGGTAAAGCGTGGGATGCGCACCATGACATTCGAATTGCCTTGATCGTCCACTAATACCGTATTACGCCCGCCGCTTGCATCTTCAATGGCTTTTTTATGCCCTTCGATTGCATAAGCCGTCAGTTCGTCAGATTTCTGATTGAAGGCACTTTCGACGGCTTGGATGGCTAATTTTGATTCACTTACAACACTTTGTACTTTGTCATCAATCTCTCTGACTTTGCCGCTCACTGTTTTCGTTAAATCCGTCACCGCTTTAACGATTCCGGCACTTTCATTTGCATTCATATTACTTACTTCCTTACTTGATGTTCTAAATCACTTAAACGCAGTTCTTGTTTCAAATTGAGATGAAAAGACTCAACTAGGCTCGTTGCTAATTCATTAACGACTTCATTTTGTGTTTGGTTTGTTTCGCTCAATTTTGTTTCATTCTGTTTTATCGACTGATGTTGACGTTCAAAATGAGACTGAGCGCTCTCTTCAAACGCTTGTTGATTTTCTTTTAAACTTTCAACATTTTTATCTAACTCATGAATCTGAAAGGTATGCTCAAGCAGTAAGCAATGCGCTTCTATTACTGCCGCACTCAACGTTTCAAACTCTTCATCAATCATGATGTTTAAGTTTTCCGTTCCGACAACAACCGTTAATGAGTCGCTTGGCAAGGCTTCAAAGTTCATCGTAAAAGGCACAATAACGTGCGCGTCTTTTGCTTTATATGTCAGCGTGCGGTTGGGCTCAGAAATAACACCGAGCAAAGTGCCGGACTCTAACCAGATCGCGATTTCACCAATCGGAAACTCTTTATCACCCGAAAATTTTGCGGCCATTTTTAGCGAGGTATCGCTGACGTTGACGCATTGACCAATGTCTTCAATTTGTCGCTCATTGCGTAATGCTTCTTGCGAGGGACTTGGCGTATAAGATTGATCGCCCACCGATATTTTGGCGATTTTGGCTTTTATGCCGGAATTTTTCGCGCTGATACATTCAGCTAAGCCGCGATGCGTGATCGTTAACGCTTGTGTCATGTGATTCTCGCTATGGTTTCAATAGGAATGATTGATATGGTGTGAGGGCTTGAAGATGCGCCTACACTCAGCGATGTTGACGCCCTAACTTGCGCGACCTTCGCTTGAACGGTTAAAGGTTGAATGCTGACCGGAGGCGCGCCCCCTGCGCTCACTCGAAACGACTGTGAGACACTGAAAGACAACGTTAAATCAATACTGTCTCGCTCTGATTTAACATGATTTAAACGCTCTATAAGTCGAACGATTCTTTCGCGGTCAACGCTGCGCTCAGTTTTATTCGCTGCCGTCACATAGACCGAGTAAGGCTTACCACCTTCGACCTGCTTCCAGTGCGTAATATCAGAAGTGTAATCAACGGCGTCTAATGCTTGAATGATGCCTGCATTAGTGCCGCTCGTTTGATGTACAGAATAAGAGACTGCAGTAATGGCGCGCTTTTCGGCCTCGGTATCACTAAAAAACCAATCATTAACACCACGCTCTGAGGCCATCAGAGGTAACAAATCCGATGGGGTTGTCATTGGGTCGTTAATGGTAGGTAAGACATCTTCGCTTTTAACTAAAGCTTTGGTGCCTTCTTCATAACTGCGCTCAAAGGTGGTTCGGTTGTCGGGTAATAGCGTGTCCTTATCAATTGGCTCTGACATTCACGGTCACCCCTTGGCAATATGGCGCTTCAAACCAATCACACGCCACATCACTTGAGGGGCTAATAATGCTCAGCTTTTTGGCGTTGTAGTTATGGGCGATTTGGTCAATGCGTGAACGTTGAATCTCACCCCCTAACTTATGTTGCTCTATGGCGTATTGATTGAGCGCTTGGTTTAACCCCTCACGTTCAATCAATCGCGTTGGCGCAGTCTCTTCCCATGCATCAATCACAATTGAGCACGGAATGATATCGGCAGAAGCTGCGGTGATGTAGTCGGACTCTTGAGCCACATCAGGGCGGCGGCAATGCGTTTGCACCGCATCTAACATCGACTGATCGGCGGTGCCATCACCGACAGGTGAAAGTACGCGAATTTGCACCTCGCCCGAGTTCGGCGTAAGCATTCTTGCTTCGGCGTCTTTAGGACGAATCACTCCCTCAGTAGATGTGAACTCAAAGCGTTGAATTATGACGCTTTCAGATTCACGATAAACCGTAATCAGTGGGCGTTCGCCCAAGGTCATGGCGTGGAATTTATACCCCGTTCTGGTGCCTGTCGTCGCTAGGCCGTAAGGGGCTAAGCTATAGCGAAGCAATAGCGAAGAGTCAGACTCCATCACAGCAGCTATAGGAGGAAACACATCGTTATTAGCTGGCTGTATCACTTGGCGGGTTAGGTTCAAGCGGGAAACCACCAAATCAATCATGTCAGAGTCCGTGGCGGTCTCTGAAAAGTTCTGCAGATACTTGTGGTTATCGTTGCGCGTCTCTTGCTGGCGAAACAAAATCATCGCATCCAAAAGCAAAGCGGCCGATTCATTAGGGCTACGTAAGCCCGTGGTGAGCATTTGCGCCACCTCTGCGCCCACTTCTTTTTCAGCATGAGGGTAAAAGAAATCGTTAATGAACCGCTCGCGCATCACTTCAAAGGGTTCAACGGTCAGTATTTCAGGGACGTTCACCACACTCATAGCTCTAGAACCTCGCTCTGTCCGTTGTATGTGTAATAAATCTGAGTGCGAAAGCCCGTGCCGTGGGTTCGAATATCCACTTCGGGATCAACAATATCCGATAAGTCATTGGCGGGGTTCGCAATGATGCGGTGAATGCGGTTAATCGCCTTCATTCGGTTGTGTTCGTTAGCAAGCCCCATCAGCTTGCGATACTCGCCGCCGACCTTGCGGCGCTTTTCTCGTGAGCCTTGTTGTGTGGTGATGGCTTTCGCTAATCGACAAGCGGCTTGCTTGCCGCCTGATACCGTCAGCCCCGTTTCGGGGTCAATACCTTGTTGCATGCTGACCTCTTACTCAATTGGGGTTTCCGTTGGCTGGCCTTCTTTGTTAACTTTGTGTTTGTGAATACTAAATCTCACATTGCCTATGGTGGCATCGGATAACACCGCGCCGTTGGCTGTCATCGAGAACGCGCCAGGTGAATAACTCACAAGGGTTGGGGTTTTAATTTGGGTGCTCACATCCAGCGCACCTTTGACGCTTACATAACCCGTTTGGGTGTGGGTGCCTTTGGTGTTCGCCGTGCTTGCCGTTCGATTGTATTCACTGGTTTGCATCGAAATCACGTCCGAAGCTTCAACCAGAAAAGCAGGGGTAATAAACTTGACTGAGCTATCCGCTTCAACCAAGTAATTACCGTCAAAATCTGACGTTACTTTGAATACATCCAAAATGCTCAAAATGGTTTTTCTTGGGTCGGTGTCATCAGGGGAGAACTCCGAACAATACGCCGCTGGCAGTGCAATGGCGTTGGCTTCATCCACGCCGCCCGATAAGTTCAACACCACCACTTGTTCGCCAATGCTTGGCGCGCGCCACTTAATCACCTCACCCGCCTCAAAGGCTAACCATTGAATGGGTGGGGATAAATAGTCGTCTTCTGAATTTTGGGCGTAATCAATCACCGCTTTCACGCCGCTGACTGATTTCACGCGCCCCAATCGAATCATGTTCCTGAGCTGCCGCTCTAAGCCGTCAACGCGCTGAGTGATATTAAGGATCGCTTGCGTCAGATTCATAGATAGTTTTCACCTCACTGTCGCCCTCTTGGGGTGTGATGGCCTTAAGCAAGAACGTTTCCGCTTCTAAGTTCCCATAACGAATGGTTTGCTCAAACGTGATGGCGTAACCTTGTTCGTTCGTGTTCCACTTGAGGGGGTAACCTTGAATCTCTTCGGGCTCGTCTACGCAATTAAACTCAGGGTCAAGCGCTTTGCTGTCGCCGTTGTCGTCTTCACCCATTTTTTCAGGCTCAACAAAATATTGACCGGACAATTGAGCACTGACAAAACCACCGATGTTGGCCGCTTCAATAGTGGGGTGCGCTACGTTCTTAGGTACTTTGATAAGCACCGTGACTTTAAGTGTGTTTTGGTGGCGTCCATCGTCTGAATAACTGAACGATTCGATTTCAGGCAAAGGCAGCTTAATAAATGGCTTGGGCTTATCTTGCGTTTCGGGCTCATCGTCATATTGAACCGTAGCATTAGCGCCCACCGCCTTGGTTAACAGCGAGTGAAGCAGCTCAACATAGTCACCAAAGTTATTGATGTAGTTCATTTAAAAACGCCTCTTTGTAAACGTCTTGAAGCTCGACCTCTAATTGAGCGACGATTTCTGACGTTTCCATGTGGATATCTTCTCGCACCACTTCAATGGGGGGCGACTTACGTTTACGGGTTTGGCCGTTTGGTAAGGGCTTGCGCCTTGGTTTAGGTTGCTTCGGTCTCTCGCGGGTTCGCTTCCAAATAAGCAAAGGGCTGTTGTTCACCGACTGAACAAACGCCCCCTTATAGAAGGCGTCACCAGATTGCACCCCTTTGGGTACTTGATCGAAATCTCGAATGTAAGCCACGTTAAGTGGGAGCAAACCAAACCAAATACTGGTCTGGTTGCCCTTCACTGTTCCCGACTTCACACGTCTGCGGCCTGCGCTCGCACGGATTCTTAAATCTTTGCCTAGTCGTTTGATGGATTCTTTGGTTAACCATTTCTGCGCTATTTTGAGCGCGGCAGAGGCGCATTGATTAACGTGTTCTTTATCAAGCCAACGCTCATCTTCTACGGTTAAATGCAAATCCATCATCGCTGTGGCGTCCAATCCGTTTGCGGCTTGTCGTTAAGAGGCTGCAAAGTATGTAAATACGTCGAGGTGTTAAAGCGTTCGCTGCTGATCACTTCGTACTTATCGCCATTGGGATGCACACACACCGTGTCTTTTTCTAACACCCCAAAGCGGGTTTTTAATCGGTGTTGGCCGTCTTTATATTTGTAACGGGCAAGCATAGGCTGCCCGCTTATCTGCCACTGTTTTGCAAAAGTGGCATCAATGGCTAACGAGTTACTCAACCAATCACACCAGGCAAGTACAGCGCATTCATTTGATGCTCAACAATGAACGCACCAATAGGGTTATCATTAGGGGCCGAAGGTTTTGTTAGCGTAAAGCTCGTACCATCAAAGTAAGCGTACTCCCCATCATACGTTGGGGTATCGCCGTCTTTTAGCGGGAAGTCTACAAACACCCCTTGAATTTCGGCAGTAAAAGGTTGACCTTCAGCCGCCTTCATTGCTGGCACAGCCAACACTCGGCCAATTTTTAAAGGCACTCCGTATTCAACACCGCCAGTGGGAGCCGTAAGGGTTAGGTTTTCTACAGTTGCTATATGACGCATGATAAATTCTCTTTTATTCGGATGTAAAAAAGCCACCGCGTGGGGTGGCAATTCAATTATGCAATCAGCTAAAGTTAAGCTTTAACTGGCACTGTGATGTTTAACTTCTGAACGCCTTTACGATCTACCGCCTTCACCACTGAATCGATGAACACGCGGACGGTGGCGCCATCCGACGCCCACTGATCAAGCGTCTCAACCTGAACGCCTTCAGCGTCTTCGTGGTAACCTTCCACGAAAGACACATGATCATTATTAGCAAAAGCAAAGGCCATATTATCTTTCGCTAAGTCCGCCAAACCTTGCACCTTCTCAAAGGCTTCAAACGCTTCATTCGGTTCATCTTTGATGGTTTCTGCCTTAATGATAGCGCGGGCGGTTTTTGCTCTCGTATTCGACATCAACATCAGTTCTGGTTTCAAGTGGAGAGGCTGACCAGCGCTCGTTAGAGTATCGGCCATACCACCCGACATGGTAGCGATAGAGTTAGCATTTAGCTCACCATCAAACTCATTACCCGACGCTTTGCTAAATAGTTTTTTATTGTCCGAAAGTGCAGGGTTAGCTTTTAACAATTCGATCAGTGTATTGGCGGGCACTTGCGCACAATTACGTACTGCTTTTTCAACTTGCTTAGAAATAAAATCAAACTTGTCGCTCATAATGAGCTCGCGGGTCACTTTGATTTCGTAGCCCAACGTAGACAGCACCGCAGTTTCACCTGTCGCATTGAGTTTCACTTGAGTAAACTTACCACCTTCGGTTTTTACACCAGGCTTACCTAAATCGTTCATCACCAACACATCGTTCGTTCCGAACTGCATAGGCTGACGAGTCACGAGTGGGGTATGCCAAGATTCTAAATTTGCCACTTCATTGATGATTAACGCGCCAATGTGCGTTTCTAAAATAACACCTAGAGAGTGCGTGTTATTGTTGAACGCCTGAGCAACCAGTTTCTTTTTCGGTAACTGCATAGCATTTGAGTCACCCATCGCCACAGCGTGAGCTCGCAGAGCTTCTGTTGAAGACATTTGACGGTAAGGGTTGTTTTCATCCCACGAACACGCCTTTAATTTTGCTCCGAAGAAGTTATGCAAATGAGCCTGTGCTGCATTCGCTGTTAGCTTGGTTTGTTGCTCACCGTCTAGGTGTGGCGTATTGCTATCGCCTTCGCCTTCCGGCTGTTGCTCACACGCGGCTAGTAACTTGCCTTGAGCCATTTCAAGTGTACATTCAGGGTCATCAATACAGCGGGCTTGAAGGGCCTTGTGGTTAGGGTGGTTTTTAAATAGAGCTTTAAGGCTCGATTTGCGAGCTTTTTCTTTTGCTAAATATTCTTCGAACGTCATGTCGTTGGTTCCTGCTTCTAGCTTAGGTTTCGATTGATGAGCGGGGTTGTTTGGCTCTTCGTTTTGGGTTGCGGGGTCTTGCGCTGTTGGGGCGTCAGGTTCTGACGGGATGTTTACCCCCTGAGCAAGGGCGGCTTTGAGTGCATTTCGTCTTGGGGAGTGTTCATCACCTTCTATCAACTCGCCACACGCTTGCAGTGCATGGTCTGGACCTTCGTACAGTTCGTCACATAAACCGTATTCAACAGCCTGCTCTGCACCTAACCAAAGGTCGGCATCTTTTGTGTCTTCAATAATGGTTTCGAGAGGTTGCCCGCTAACTTCAGCAAAGGTTCTCATCATCTGATCGTTGATGATTTCCGCCTCATCAGCACGGGCGCGCATTTCTGAAGCTTTACCGCTTGCCCACCCTTCACACTGGTGAATCATGAGGCGAGCCGTAGGGCGAATTAAACGCTTATCACATGCCATTAAAGCCTGTGAAGCGATAGAGGCACACACCGTATCAACAATTCCGGTAATGTGGCCTTGATAGTCTTTAAAGGCAGCATAAATGCCCATACCTTCATCCACTTCACCTCCGTAGGTTTGGAAGTGAACATGTAAATCTTTAGAGCCATGAGCGAGAAGTTCAGAGCGCCAGCGCTCGGCTGACTCATCCCATTCACCTATATAGCCATACAAGATCAAGGTGACCGTTTCGGCGGATGCCTTAAGCTTGTACCAGGGCTTGTTCTTTTTTGGTTTTGCCATCATCTTTATCCGTTGGGTTGGTGTTGTGATCAGCGACTGCTGCAAGGAAGTCCATTAAACCGAGTTTTTTCATATCCACTCGCTCTTCGTGGTACATCTGCAAAACATTGGAAACATTCAAGCCACGCTCAGCCAGAGCCTTGGTGAGCGGTAACATGCCCATTTTCATCAGGACTTGTAGGGCATTGGCTTCTTTGTATGGGTCAATCCACGGCATAACAGGGCCGATAAACTGCACATCGTAAAACGTGTCCCAATCAATATCATTAGCGTTGAATGGCAATAAACCCGCCAACCATGCCGCGTTTAACCAACGTTCATACATAGGGCGAACGTGGTCACGCACGACCAGGGCACGCAACATGATGTAAGTAGCCCATCGATCAATCAGCTCTTGACGCTGAGCACTAAACGACTTGTTGTAAATACCCGTAACCGATGAGTTATTAACGCCGATTGCGCTGGTAATGTTTCGCTGTTGATGTTGTATGTAACTGTTGCTTTCACCTGCCCCCTTGGCAGATTCAAGCATTTCAAACTCATCTTTTAGGCCCGCTTCGACAATATTTGCGAACTCAAAAGAAAGAGGCTCGTCAAAGTCTTCAGGCTCACCACTTTGGTTCTCAACATGCTTAGATTTGTCTTTCTTATGAACCATGGTTAAACGTGCAGCGACTAGACGTTCAATCTTGACGGCATCCTCATACTCTTTGAGGTTATGAATTGCCAATATTGCAGGGGCTAATTTAGAAATACCGCGCAAAGCGCTTACGCGAACCTTCCACGCTACATGGCTTATTTCATTCTCGGGAATAAGCACCGGCTTTATTGAAAAAGCGGTTGGGTCAGGCGTGAAATAGTAACCTTCTGTGCGGTTGTATTTACCTAACTTAAAGCCATTTACAATGTGCTGCTTTTTGTCGTTTAATCCAGCATCTATGTGATCGCATTCAAACGGCTCAATACCAAAAGGGACTGCGCCTAAATAGTCGTGACCACCATGTTCGTAAACTCGACTAAATATTTCACCGTCTCGCACCACCGAACGGGTGATTAATATTTCACTCTCTGCCCTGTGGGTTCTTCCATCCATACACCAGTTCGTGGCGCTTTGGTCATACAAGCGCTTGATGGCGTCATTGATGGCAGTGGCGGGCTTGCCGTTTTTTAATTTAACTAGAGGTTGAGCTGTTAAGCCTTCAGGGCCAATCGCGTTTTTTGCCACCTCATCCAGCGATGCGGTGACCAATGGATAGTTTTCCTCAAACCACCTAGCCTGCTGAGCAATAGGCAACTGCGAGACTCGCGCCAATTCAGCGGCGGATTTCTTTTCCTGGGCAGGGCGCTTACCGTTTTTAGGGGTGAGCGCCTCATAGCTGGCTAATAACTTGCGGCTACTTAATCTTTCTAACCCCTTGCTCGGGTTGAAATACGCCACCGCTTTGTCGACTGCATTTAAGCGCATGACTACACCCTCGCAGCGTATTGGCGAACACGATGGCGGCTTGAGTTAGTTTTCAGATCATTGATTTCATTTTCTAGATCCTTTATCCCCTCTTGCACCGTTTTTAAATTGGCGCGCTGCACTTCTTGTTCGTCTTCATCTACTGTTTTTTGACCAAGAGTTAATATGGATTTTTCAGTATTTTTTAACCTTTCCAGTCGGGCTTGTTTCTCTTTTAATCTCATTACATTAAACCTCTTGATATAACGCGCTTACGGCGGCGCGGTTGAGCTGCGGTAACGTGCTCACCTTTTCGGTTTACATTGACATTGATATTGAGCGGTGCAGCCCAGTTTGGCGGCTTGCTCCAATCGATCGCCATCGCTCGCAAGTGCCAAAGCCCTGCGAAAGCGTATTGAGCGTGATCGAGAGGTTCGTTGTTTTTCCCTTTAGGGCAGTACCATTGGCCGCGTTCGTTCTTCTCTTCTGAAAGCAAACCATTGTAATAGTGCTGCTTTGCCCAATAAGGAGATCGGAAGTAGCGAGGGCTATCGGCTTGCTCATTCATAAGCGAGGAGTAGACCGAGCTTTTCACTACATTTGAGTTGATGTTGAGCAGAGGAATGTCACCACGGGCGGCCATTGGGTGGTCACCTTTGGATTCTGGCTCTGATATTTTCGTCCAACCGTCCCATTCCTTTTCTCTAAAAGCTCTTGGGTTACCTTTCACCAATAAGAAGCGTTCAGCTAATCCTTGAATTTGTAGCTCTCGATAAAACTGATAAGCGTGAAAAGTGGTGTTACCTTCTCCGTTTTCGTTATCTGAGCCGCCGGAGTCACATAGGGTTAAGCGGGGGACGATAGTTAGCTCTGTGCCTTCAATGGCGTATTCTTTTTTAATGACTCGCTCAATGATTGGGTTCCAGTCTTCCACATGCACATGAGGCAAAACCCGCTGAGCTTCGCCTGCTTCCGTGCGGCTTTCATTAAGTAATATTTGAAAGGCATCGACGGGTTGCCATTGGCAGTGTTCTGTAAACGCAGTGACTTGCACATCAAATCGACTGTTTGCACCGCCTTGCACGTCTATGGTTGCCAAAATAAAACGGGTGTCTCTTGGGGCTATCCCTTTTTCTAATGGGTGTTCATGGACGCGATTCATTAGATTGTCTGAACTTAATTCAGACTCTAGGACGCGAGGCATGTAAGGACGGCCAACGGTGGTATTAAAGAAGGCTTGAAGCTTGGATTCGTCGCCAAAGTCTTCATAGTGTTGCTCAGCTTTCAAATACTCTTCGACCATTTCAGGCCAGTTATTAAAAGAGGCACACACACCCTCAAACCAAAATGATGAGCGTAAATTTTCAGGATCTTCAATTGGCAACCGCTGCCCATCTTCGTCAAGTTCTGACGGGTATATATAATCGCCCGACAGGTTTAAATCATATTTTTCACTAGGGGTCATTTGGTGTTTACAGTGAGGACAAACACAACGAACACTTTGTGGGTCGTTCTTTGCCCAATGAAGTAATTCCCACTTAACCGGAAACCACGCCGAACAACTTGGGCACTGCCACGCCCAGACCTCACACGTACCCGCATTATAAAGGCCTGCAATTCCGCCCGCTTTTGGGGCTTGGTTGGGCTTTAATCCGTCCTGGTCTTTTATCGGGATTCGAGAAGGCGACGCCTCGGCAATTGTTATTCCATCACTGCCGCTTTGCTTGGTTCGCATTGCACCACGGTGAAACTTATCACCTTCGCTTCCGCCTGCACCTGTACCATCATCTTCGGCCCTGTCGTAATCGGTAAAAACGACCATCGCATAACCTTGCGCGGATAGGGCATCGTTCGTGGCGGAGTTAATGGTAACGGTTGAATCATTTTTGAATCGCTTTCGCTCGATGCCGTCATCATGGCGGTTTTTAGTTAAGAGCCTTTGCATGGGCTCCGTGTTTTTAACCATACGGCCTAGCTCTTTATCAGAGTAACCACGGGCGGTTTTTTGCGAGGCGAAGATAAGCAATATGTCGTCGCCGTATTGCCAAACTCGATAAAACACCAAACCATCTAACAGGGTTTTAGTTTTAGTTGATCGCGCACTACCCATTAAAGCTATTTCACGACAGATTCGGCTAACCGCTCTCATCAATGGTTTTCGCATATAAGGTGCGATATTCGAATCAAACTTAACCATGCCGCCTGCGTCTGCAATGTAGAGGTATTTATCACACGCCTCTACTGGGCCAATCTCTTCAATATCGAGCACTTGTAGCGCTTCAGCTATCACCGCGCTCATTGTTGCGTAAGGCATCGGCGTACTCCTGCGCTTTACGGGTGACTTCTTTTATGATCACCGCAACTTTGTTATCAAATCGTTCTGAGTCTCTTGGCGTCCAACCATCACAAATGCGCTCGGCTTCTGTAGTTATTTGACGGGCTTTTTTATTCAAACTGGCAAACAAGCCCGCAAATACGGTGACCACTTCATCAACAGGTAAGAGCTGACCCTCGTCGGCTTCACGCTTTTGCTGCTGAGATAGAGCGAGCTCATATTCTTTAAACTCTTTCATTGAACCAAAAGCCGTTAGCAGCTCTTGAATTTCTTCGACTTTGCTATCACTGAGCGTCCGATTTCGACGCCTGCTTGTTTTCTTCTGCTCGACCAAATACGGCGCAAGGTCTTTGCATTCGAAAATGTCATTGCCGCGCTTATCTTTTCCGCACGATGGTATGTCATTTTCTTCAATCACCTTCTTAATGGTGTTAGGTGACTTTTTCCAATAGTTCGCCGCCTCCGTTTTGTTCATTGCGTACTTGGAGGTCATAGAGTTGCCCCCTTTGCGTAAAACGTGAGGCATAAAAAAGCCACTTCGAAAGAAGCGGCTCTTATGCGTTTATTAACTTAGCTTTATCTTTTAGCAACTTAACGATGTATATTACTGACGATATACACAAACCAAACTCAATACTTATGCAGAAATGATCTTATACGCAATCCAAAGTACAAAAGTAATAAAGGCGAGAAGACCTAACCCCATAACTCCAACAAGAGCAAACCAACCTACCAATTCTAGTCGGGATTTAAGATCCGCAAATATCAAAGAAAACTTACTAGGCTTAGGTTCCCAATGGTAAGCACTAGTTGCCCGACCTATGATTTCAGCATCATCAACCCTAAATGTTTTAACTTCATTACTGATATGACAGACCGCTTGAAAGCGTCTTGTTTCTTCATCAATACTGATCGGGGTTAACTCTCGTATATCACCAGGGTTACTTCCACCGTAATAGATAACCCTTAATTTTCGCTCTTTATCGGCCGCAGTTTGCAGCCGTCTCAACGCACTCATATAAACCTCCTGACGTATTCAACATCAAGCATATTTACTGGTGCGACTGAAAACGATACTTATTCTGTTTAGGGTTGGTTATTTGTGATCTTCATATAATCGCTGGTATCAATGGCTCTCCACCACTTCGCAAACAGCTTAGCGCGAGCAATGCGCTTTTTAGGCACACTATTCACGTTCGCCAGAATCCAAGCACCAGAAACCATTAGGGATAAGGTTGGGTTACTTGCTAACTGAGCAAACTTTATCAGCTTCAAGTCCATACCGAACGCTTTCAAAATTTCTTTGCGGTATTCATAGAACCCGTGGTGGTGCAGCATAAGCCCAAACTGATAATGCGAGATTGAACACACACCACCAAATTGGCTTTTCATTTGGCCTGCGTTCGACTCAACCAATGTGATTTCATACAACATGCGTCCAAGGTTACGCACACCAAATGCGCGGCCTACAAGAAAACATGCATCTTTAAGATGCGAAGGGGATAAAGCGCCATGTTCCATTTGCCTAGCTCCGTTACTGATGCAACTGATCGCAACGCTAAATAATTAGCATTGTGGGGATTATTATTTTGAGAGGGGAGAACGAACCCGAACACTGCTGAATGAACAATGTATATTACAGTTAATATACATTTATGTTAGATTACTATTGATTACACGCCCTTTTTGAAGGCTTGCTGCGCAACGAACTTGATAATGTGGATATGCCCAAGCGCGCCAAAAATGCCGTAAACCACGGTTTGGCTGTATGACATGCCTTGCATTAAACCCAAGTGCCACGCGCCGAACGCCATTGCTAAGGCAATGAACAACTCAGCACAAAACACTTTGGGTGATATCTTTTCTGATTTTTTCAACAGTACGCCTAATCTGGCAACAATAAAGACTGTAACAAACAACAAAAAGCCGTCTGTCTCTTTGTTATTTGTAAACATAAAGCACAACCTGATTAGTTTGAATGTTTAAACAGTGACGCATAAAAAAAGCCCCTTGCATTACGCTAAGGGGCTTTAGTCTACGTCAGTAGAGTATCGTGAGAATTAAGGGAATCTTCGACGATGGAAAAATATTACTACACGAGGTCAGGTTATTGCAACACAAAAAGCTCATATTTGAGTTATTTTATTTTACGTAAGAATGATCAAGACTTAAATATGAGTATTATTAGCAACAAAAAAGGACAGTAAAGCCAACTCATCCAGCGCGCGAAATTGGTTCGTTATGTTGTCGTTGTGCTTAGCGTAGCATTCAAAATAGGTTTGTTTCTTCACGCCAATGGCCTCAAACAAATTGCGCTGCAAACAATCGACAAACTCACGGCGCGTAAGGCGTTCAATCAACATGGTTTGCACTTTCTCTTTGGTGGGCTTGCGGCAATTGTCGAGCGGTAGCTCATCAATCACCACGTTCACCAAGGAGGGAATAAGACTCGATGATGGGTTTTCCCCATATCGGTAAACCAACCACTTCGCCAGGTGAGTGGGTAAACTTTTGATGGTTCTTTGTGCCCTTAAGTGCTCAAACACATCCTCGGAACAATTAAGTTTTGATGTTCCTCTACGGCGAGAGCAAGTTGCACTTAATGGCTCAGTTTGGCGTTCGTTGTCATTGGCAACACGCTTGGTGCTGCCAACGTTAAAGATAGCTCTTTCTGAACCGTCGTCAGTTCTCGACGGCTGATAAGTGGCGAGCGCCTCCATGATCAGCGTGCGGGTTGCTTCTAAAAACATCTCATCGCTTTTCATTTTGTTACTCTGCCTCGCTCTTTGAAAAGCTATGGATGTTATGACGAGCGCCTACCGCACCCGTTCCTGCATTAATTCGTCTCGCTTCATCTAAGCACTTGGCTGCAAGCCCTAACAAGCTATCAATCATTTTGTTTGAGCTTTCGATACTGTCTCTTTCATCGTACTTACCATCGTGAGCTGGCTCTGCAGTGCTGACCATCGAGGCTACGCTTTCAAGCACTTCATTGATTGAGGCATCACAAACGGTGCCGCTTTCAATCTCGGGCAGGGTATCGAGAAAACCATGAATGGCGTGAATCTCTTTCAAAGCAGCATCACGGGATTTAGCAGGTAAGCAATCTAGCCACTGCCATTTCCAACTCAACGGCAAGTGATGCGTACCTTTCATATAGCGATGGACCATACGAGACACGCTCGCTTCCCAATTATCTTGATCGGCCACTGTGGGGTTATCGGGTGCGGTTTTTTCCAAGCGAGGGGCTAGCATATCCAAAGCGAGTGATTTAACTGTCTCGTTGCTGGTTAACAACCACTCTTTGGTGTGGCGAATGATAATTTCGGATTCATTAGGAAATTGATTTTTGTTCATTTCAAGAGTCCCCTTACTGACGTTTAAATAAAAATAACTCATATTTGAGCTTTATTTTAGCTTAGATTTTAGGCAGTGGGTAGTGAGTTATACCTATGTTTGCACAATGCTTTGAGCTTAGTCGGATAAATAAAGGGGGATTGGTAAAGCTGAATATTGAATCATCAGGTCTTTACGCTGACATCAAAAGGTTTTCATATGTAGCTTATAGTGACTTTAATGCTAAAAAACACTCTAAAAGCGTTCCCAAGATCATGAGATGTTTTATAATCAAATTAAAAGAAACATAAAAACAATAAAAACACTGGGCTTCACCAGTGGCTTACTACGCTCTTTTTTTTGAGCACAACAATCAAACACAAATAAATACAATGAGTTGCAGCCCATTAAGGGCAAGGAAATATAACAAAACACTTAAGAGTGACTTCCAACGCTTGGCATTTTTAGTTTGAGTTGGGTTTGGCGATTAAGACGGCAAGTTATTAGCAACTTAATTGGGCGTTATTTTAATAGGAGTACCACCATGCCAGAAGCACATGAGATTTTTTCAGCTATCCGAAAATCTAAGAAGCTCAAGCAAAAAGATTTTATAGGCATTGCAAGCCGTGCAACTATCGGACGATTCGAACAAGGTGAAGGTGATTTGCCAACACAAGTGTTAATACGCGCCCTAAGAAAAATGAACATCACATTAGGTGAATTTGTTACCCGCATGGAAACGGAAGAAACACACGGCTTTCACACTAAGAACGTGAACGTTATAAACTGGACGGATATCGCCCAAGAAGATCCCGAGGCGCAAGGCACTATCTTTTACCCAAACGGTGCCAAGCTTGAAAGCTACGCGCTTAAAGTGCGTGATGCTGCGATGATTTCCCCTGACTTTGCGATGAATTACCCTGTGGGCTGCTACATCATTGTTGAGCCAATGAAATCAGTGAACGACAATACTTTGGTAATTGTGAAGGCAGGCGGAACGTTCCACTTTAGACGCAAGTATCGTGGTAGATTTATACCTGCTAACGCTGAGTTTGAAACGATAGAGAAAGGTGAGGTTGTCGGGCGCGTTGTGGGTTGGGTTGGCAACGGTTAACCGTCGAAACCTGACGAATTTTTTATTTTTTTCTTACCAATAGTGCGCCTAATTGCTCTAATTCTCGTTTCTGGCATGAGATAGTTTCCCCATCTTTTTGAGCTTTGGAGATCAAACGATTGTTGGTCTCCTGTTTTTGCTCTGTTATCAAACACTGCGCGTTATACTTCCCTTCTTGAAATTTCATTTTATCGTGTAGGGTTTGAACCTGACTCACCATTTCGGCGTTGTCCTTGGTGAGCTGCTTCTCGATGTCGCTTTGTCCAATCAATGATTCGAGATAGGCCACCCGCGCCAGTGCGTTCTCTAGCTCACTGGCGTTCGGGTCAAAGACGTTCTTTAGGTATGGGGCGATTGAATCACTCATTAGGCCGCTTCCTCTGGCAACCACTCTTTCATTGCTTCGCTATCTGAAATCGCTCTACGTGCTAAACGAAGGTTCATAAGCGCACCAGGGTTAACGTGCTCAGTGATTATATTTTCTAGTGCCAGTAAAATATCTTCACCATCATCAAGGCCGATAACGTTTAATTGTGAGCATGCCTCAATCAATTTCTCTGCCACGATTGGGCGCTGCACTGCTGAAACCGAACTCTCAAGGTGCAACTCACATAAGGCTTTCAACTTTTTAAAGGTAATGCGACCAAACAATACAAAGTAACCCTCGATAATGAGCTCAAACGTACTTTGTTAGAGGTGCTTTATACATTGAGAAAAACGGTTACTTCCCATCGCATGCCGAATTCGTCAGCATCATCCGCCCAATGTGATCAATGTGAGTATCTAAGGTATTGCAATGATCGTTAGAGGTGCGACTGAAAGAAATGTTCGCAAAAAAAGGGGGGGGGTTATGACATCCGATATGTTTTCGAAAAAATTAAGCATGAAACCCCGCATAACATCCTAATCATTAATGAATATTTTGGGGGGTTCCACAGCTTATCTCAACAAGTCAGCCACTGAAACCGAAAAAGCGCCTTGATCCAGCCAGCAAAGAAGGCGTTCCACAGCTTATCTCAAGAACCGGCGACGGTGTCGCCTGAGCGGCCTACGGCCGAAAACAAAGAGACTCAACCTACTAGGGTGCTTTACATGGATCGTTTATCCTATAGGTCATGCATCCGAATAAGCCCATCAAACAACTCTTCAATGCCAACGATACTTGGCTGAACTACCTCAATAAGTACCGAGAAACCCTCCGAACCGTCGTCATTGAAAACGTCACCAAGATGCTCGCTTGCAGTACCGCTGCTTTTGGCTCTAAAGAGTATCGATGCAGTCAGGCTGACTGCACCCATCACAAATACATTCACCAGACGTGTAAATCTCGCTTTTGCAGCAGTTGTGGCATAAAAGCCACAGAGCGGTGGATACGAAAGCAACAACATGTCTTTCCTGAGTGTGAGTATCAACACGTTACGTTGACGCTTCCTCACACGCTGTGGCCAATCTTTCGGGATAATCGTTTTCTTCTCAATCATCTCTTTAGCTGTGCAGCCAAAATCTTCTTAGGATGGGCAAAGCAACTCGATATCGATATTGGCGTGTTCTGTGCACTTCATACCTACGGGAGAAAGCTGAATTGGAATGTGCACATCCACTTATCTGTCACCCGCGGGGGCTTATGTAAGAGGACAGGTCTATGGAAGCCCATTTTCTTTAAAGCTAAGACCACTGAGAAGTGTTGGCGCGGTGCCATCACTCAACTTCTCAGCTCCAATTACTCAGAGTTAGACTTGAGTGGAGAGGACTGCCCTTTCATTCGTAATGAGCAAGATTGGTCCCGATTTTTAACCAGCCAATATTGCCGTCGATGGAAGCTGCACTTTGCAAAGAAAACAGCCAACGTGACGCCAACCATGACTTACCTCGGCCGATACCTAAAACGGCCACCGATATCGGCGTCGCGTTTACGACATAACTTCCAGGGAGGCTTGGTGACGTTTGATTACCTCAATCATAGGAATGGTCGAACGGAATCCCTCATTTTGAGTCCAGAAGCTCTGATAGAACGCATGATTGAGCATATTCCAGATAAGCACTTCAAAATGATTCGATACTTCGGTTTTCTATCAAACCGACGTCGTGGTGAGATGCTCCCTAAGCTCTACGATGCCTTGGGCATCGCCCCTAAAGACGCACCTGAAATGCCCGGCTACGCCGCCATGTTGAAAGGGTATGTGAAGGTTGATCCGTTTGAGTGCATTCTTTGTGGGCACCGTTTAACGTTTCTTCGCTTTAGGGGTGGTGAGCCGCTGTCAGAGCTGGTCCACCATGCTCTGGTTCAAGCACAAATCAGGTCAATTTAGGCATTTCTTAGGATGAGAGTATCTGAAATAGCGAAAACAGCGTGAAAGTGTTCAATTAACACCCGAGTTTCGATTGTAGAGCAGAAGTTAGGTCTGTCCGGGACTCATTCTGACGTGAGTTATGCCGCGATTGTTCAGGTCAGGAAACATTGAGATTCCTTACCTTCTAGGTTCGATTCTTTGTAAGATATTGAGCTTGGCGTTTTCTCTACCATTTCAGGGCACTCCAACGACACCAAAGCGGCTTTAACCTCTTTGAACTCGTAATGCCCTTGGTCACCAAACATGGCTTTTAGTTGGTTAACTAGAGCGTTGAAATCCTCGCTGATGTGACCGTTTTCAATATCTGACTTAATCATATTCAGAGCAAGTGGCGAGGTGAAACCATAGTAAGATTTTGGCTTTTCCTCTTCCGCTTTCGCGTCGATTTCTGACGAATTTTTTATTAATTCTTTGAATGCGCCAATAGCACCTTGCTGTGAAATCTCGCCAATCATGACCACTTCACGCAACTGCTCATCACTTAGCTTCTCAGCTTCACCTTGCAACTGCAGGGGTAACCATTCTGGCGTTTCTGGCCTGCCGTAAACGTCAACGATATCGAGCTGGTTCTCTTCAAGAACGCCAGATACCGAAAAGCAATGATTCACTTTTTTGACAACGAAATCTTCCCAACTGATTTCTTCTTTCTCTTTTTCAGCGAGCGCCCAAAGTGATGTGATGTCGTAAGCACCAATAACCAAATCAACCAGGTCTAAAACTCGGTTCATTCGATTGTTGATTTTCCCGCTTCGGATAGCTTCGGAAATCGACGGACGACTAAAGCCCGTAATGTTAGCCAAATGAACGTTGGTCACTTCTTTGGCTTTGGTGGTTGCTTGCAAGTCTTGATGTAGTTTTTGGAGGCGATTCATGGTTTCACCTTAACCTTAATTTGAGGATCATATTGATCACGCTACTGATCACCTTAGTGGCACAAAAGTGATCAGTGGGACGAGTATCAATTCCTTAAAAATCAATTTCTTGACTATGGATGTGCTCAACTCCATGCGAATCAATAAAATTTTCTAAACTCGGCGTCTTACGACCGCCGTTCGTTTGATATGCCTTCAGAGTACCTATCACACTCATTCTGAGGGCTTCTGAGGGTCTTTCTCTTCGCTTTCCCACTCGTTTATGGGTATAGAGAAACGACCTTTAGATTCATCTACAGTTGCATTTAGATAGGGTTGTTCTCTTAGATTCTCTCTGATTTCATCACGCTTAGTGGCGAGGGTTTCAATGACCTCCGCGCACCTATCAGCCTCGATGTCGGGGATGGTTCTATCAACGGTTTTCCAGTCGTCAATGATGTGCTCTATCAGGTCAAGGTACAGCGTTGATGCCTCCGGTATCAGCGCCAACTGTTCGGCAAGAACGACCGAAACGGATGATTTATTTAGGTGCTCTGCCATATCAAAATGATTCCATTCAAATTTAATGCAACGAGGCTGAGAACCATCAAACACCCTAACAATACCAACAGTCGCTTGAAGCATTCGATTGACTCTTTGGAAGTCATGCATATCAAGGCCACGGACTTGAATCTGGGTTACTCGGTTAAACGATTCAATATTCATAATTGCCAATCACTTATACCATCCAAGATAACTAAGCCCCTTAACTTCAAGTATTCCGTTTTGAAGCATATGCTTAGGGACGTTCGCCATAAGCGTCTCGCCGTATGCTTTTCGAATATCACGAAGCAACGTGGCCGAGTCTCTCCGATCTACACCAAATGAAACTTCACGCGAAACATATACAGCAGCATTTCGCCTGTTGGGGATGTAACGAATGCTCGCAGTAAAGCGAAAGCGACGACCTGTTAACTTGCATAAGAGCTTATCCAAACTAATTTTTTTCATCACATCAATTCCCAATACGAGGCTTTGAGGTTGGTCCCTTGTCTTCGCCTAGCGTAGACATAACCACAAAAGACTGTCGCTGCAGCGCTTCGATTTGCATCAGCAAGCCTATGATTTGAAAATTGTTGTTAACTACCGTCTGCGCTTCAATTGACGTATCACCCGCAATGTTTAGCGTCTTACCCTGAATTTCTTCACGTAACTTCTCAGTCAAACTCTCTAGCTTCCAGCCGCTTGGATTGTCACGACTCATAAGAACAGGGGCTTTTCTCGCTTGCTCCTGCGCCTCTTCGACAATATGCGCCACGTCTTCAACCTCAAGACCACAGTTCTCAATCATTTCAACAAGATTCTTATTCATACCTTCACCCCACAAACTTAGAGCCCGTAAGCTCAACTAATTGACTAAAACCCCAAGCAATTGCGATGCATCCCACCGCTAGCTCAACCAATTTCTTATCTCGTAATTTCGTAAACATAAAGCTCCCTTAAGCGTTTAATTTCGACACGAGATAAATAATAGCCCCTAATGACTCACATTTGAAGCTTTTTGATACATTCCTTGGGGTTTAGTCCTCAAAATTGAGCTTTAAATCATACTTTCATGCACTTAGGCAGCGACACCCCAACTCACCATCTTGCGATTGTCTTGTTTTTTTCTTGAGTCAAGAACGCTTGCCAACGAGTTAACACCTCACGTTTCTGTGGCTCGATATAGGCTTGGATATAGGTTCTATCTAGATTCGGTATGTGATGATTCAGCAAGAACTTGATAACCAGGTGATCTTCGCTTTGTTCCGTCCAAGTCGTTGAGGCTAGCTTTCGGATATCGTGAGAAGTCCAATCACCCTTTGAAATACCTTGAATCAACCTGCAGGCCGTGGCTTTTGATATTGGTGGGCTCTTAGGATTGCGAAAGCTACTTGGGAATATGTAATCCCCCTCATAACCTTTCTTCTTTAAAAAGTTACGGTGTAGCTTTAGGTATTCAAAGACCTCATCAGTCATTGGCAAGGTGTGCTCATGATCCTTTGTCTTAATGTTCTCGGTTGGCAAATACCAAGTCATATTAGATAAATCGATATGAGACCAACGAGCTAAACGCGTTTCACCCTGACGCGTTGAATGGCTCAGCATCATGTAAACAAGGGTCTTATCTATCGATGGCTCACCCTCAGTGAGTTTCATTAACTCAGGGATGCGTCCAGGCTTTAATTTGCCATCTTTCGTGGGGATACCTTTGGGGAATGAGTTCTTGAATCGAATCTCTAACATCGGATTGTAAGAAATCATGCCAAGCTCATTGGCGCGCTCGAACGCGGCTTTCAAAATATTGAAGTACGCCTTAATGGTCGCGATTGCGTATTTGTCACGCTGCAGCGGCCAAAGCATTTTCTCTTCGATGTTTATTTTCGACACCGCTCTAACGGGAAGCGTTTCAAGTAACGGCATGAGCTGCTTGTTAATAGCGCAACGTATTTGGGTTTGTCGTTCTGGTGAAATCGTATTGTTCTCTTCGTTACGTTTGTAATACCACTTCAACAAATCCCCGACCGACTCAAAGTGATCAGCGCTTACCGTCTTCACGTTCTGGCCTGCAGCAACATTGGCGCTAATCGCTGGCAATTGCTCTTTCATATTCTTGGCAGACAGCAACGGCCACGAACCCACCTTGCGCCAAACCTCTTTCTTTGACTTAAGCAGCTCACCATTCTTGCCGACCTTTTCCACCTCCTTTCGAAAGACCAACAGCCACGAACCTTTATCACGGGAAGTGTTAAAGCGAAGCTTTAGGGGCAAGTTAATAAAATTCAGCTCATAGACATCCTCGTCTTTTTTAAAGCGAGAAATCACTGAGTCTAAAAGCTCACATTTTTTGATTAGTTTCTTTTTCATGAGTAAGGGAACTCCGGTTTAATTTGCTCAATAATTATACCATTCCGCTTTGAAATTGTAACTTAACTTGTTGATTTCAAAGGGTTTTAATGGTTCAGGTTAACCGAAAACGGGCTCATATGATGCCCGTAGGGCATCGAGCGAGCTCGCGAGCGGTGAACCTTCACCCTTCGAAGGTGAAAGGAAAGGGGCTCTATTAGCTTGTGAGGGGCTTAATGTAAAAATAAGCCTCCTTCCTGCTAGACTAAGGTTTGGTGTTTAGGTTGAGAGGTAGGTTTGGTTAAAGAGGGGGTTCCACTAGACTTTTTAGATTGCTCGATAGGTTCCTGTCGTATGACAAAAGAAAGAACCAGCGCTGGCAGCTAGATAGATGAACTTGAGTATTGATGAAGAATTAATGCTGACAGTGGGGCCCGTTAAATTGCGCTCGATAAACTTCTTGTTATCGATAGAAGCTTAAACGCAATTTCATGGGAAGTACCTTTGCTCTTAAGTATATATATGATCTTAAGGAGTATATAGAAGATGCTTTACTTATTTGATGGTCATAGCTTGAGTTGTTCTGGGATAAATAAAAATCAATGACAGTTATCCACAGAAACAAAGGCTAAACGCACTCCTGATTATACCATTTATCGCGTTTATATTGTTGAATTTGTTAGTATTTTATCGCAGACGTGCGAAAACCTCGCCAGTTAAGACGATAATAAAAGAGGGGGAACTAGAAGGGTATATTGTCGTTAATGATGGCCGTGCCTGCTTGATGGTTGGCAATTTCGGCAATCGAGTAGCCCTTGGCTTGCAGTTCGATTTGCTCCGCTAAGAGTGCGTCATGGTTCGAACGGTTAGGGGTAGGTTTGGTGATGCGTTTCTCTTTGGATTTATTAAAGCGGCGTTGGTTTTCGACGCCATAGCCAAAATCATGGAACTCACCTTGAACAAGGTTCTTCTTCGCGTCTCTTTGAGCGGCGGCTGCTTCTTGTTGGTCGCGGTATTGTCTGTAAGCTACGGCTTTTTTAACGGTTTCACGCACTTTCTTACCCATACCGAATAAATCGTAAAGGCCAACGAATACGCGTTTAATTGAGTTCTTGCCGTAGTGGCGCTTGCCCGTTCCGCACTGGTAGTAACCAAAGCGAACGTTTGAAATGTACCAACCAAGGCGCTTGGCCGTTGCAATAATGCCGTCTAACGTGCTGCGCTCGATGCCAAGCTTCTTCATAAAGAATGAATTACCCGCTGGCACAATGTAAGCCTTGCCATCTAAACGCTGAGACTTAGCAACCACCATGTTTTGAGATTGGTCAGTGTAAAGCATCGCAACGCTGATAAAACGAAGTAGATTGAAGTAGTGATCAGAGCGAATCTTTTCACATCTAGGAAGGCGCTCACCACGAAAGTGGGTTTGGATTAGTCGTTCTACTGCGCGCAAAATTCGAAAATCCCGCTTGTGATCAAGCTGGATGTCAAAATAGGACTCAATTAGGGCTTTATCTTCGAGTGCTGCAGCCATTGGATCGAATGCAGGCGCACTTACATTATGGGTAATGTTCATTTGTTCTCTTTGGTTTGTCATAGTAGTTTTAGTGGTAATGTCGGTTGGTAGCCGACAAACAAACTATATCCGATAACCCAAAGAAAGATCAAGCACTAGATGCTGCACCAAGTCTCAGATGTAAAAAAGCCCCGCGATTAATTGCGAGGCTTTTTTATCAAATTAGCGCCGACAGCACCACCTGTTACAGCTTTCCGATTCAAAACATACACCAAAGAGAAATATGTTTCGTTGAGCGCCCTACTAAAAGCGCCTCGGATAACAACATATTAGCGTTTAGCGACCTTTAGAGCAATTGCTATATCATTAATCAAGCCATGTACAGCAGTTTTTGAGTAGACGATCTTCCCTCTAAAACTTAACACCACCGCAAAAAGACTCACTTAAGAGTCATTATCGTTGTTTGTACAAGTTAAAACCATTAAAAACAGCCTTAAGAGGTGCATACGTGCGATTGATTGGTAAATAAACGATCTTTTGTTTGATATTGATATTTATACAATTTCCTATGGAAATACATGATTAACACTGTTTAAATATACAGTATCAATATTACTCTTTCCAGAGGTCAGTCATGAATTACGATGCGAACGAACACCTGCAGTGTGCTGATATAAAGGCGCAACAACTCACCGCCGTAGCCACCGTGGCAGGGGAAGCCGCCGAACACATCAACCAACCTACTCTAGCACTCTGCTTTCAAGTGATTGAACGGCTTGGCAGAGAGTGCCAAAAGCACCTCAACCAAGCTGAAAATGCGAACAATGAGTAAATGTATATTATTATTGATATACATAATTAAGTAACTGAGTTATATTGCCATTTCAGCACCACTGAATATAAGGCAAACAAAATGACTCAAATTATCACTGTAGGCAACGGTAAGGGTGGCGTCACTAAAACCACGACCGCTGTAAACCTTAGTTACGAGCTAAGCAAGAAAGGCAAGCGCACGTTAATCATCGACTTTGACGGGCAAGGCGACACCACCAAATTTTACTTAGAAGACGAAACCCCACATTATCTTGGGGATGTGCTTCTTGATAGAAAGTTCGACATTAACCAAGCGATTTATCCAGCCATTGTAAATGGCGAGGAACAAGAGAACCTGTTCATCATCCCTGCGCGCTTTGATGATGCCATGACCAAATTAGATATGGATTTGTTCTCAGCACCCAAGCGAGAAGAACGCCTTAAACTGCAGCTTAAGAAGATCAGCAAGCCGTTTGATTTCATCATCATCGATACACAACCTGGCACAAGCGTATTGGGTTTAAATGCCATCAATGCGGCGACTCGCTTTATCTTCCCTACCGACTACAGCGAACACTCAATCGATGGCATCGAGAAGCTACTCACTCACATTCAAGATGTGTTGTTTATCGAAGAGGACGAGATTAATTACACCATCCTGCCAGTGAAGATCGACAACCGTAAAAAGCGCAAGAATGAATATGGCGTGAGCTACACGGGCGAACGTTGGCCTGATAAAGTCGCCAAGACCAAGATTATGGACAGATCAGTTTTCGACGATGCCGAACGTGAACACTTGCCGTTATCAGTATTTAGCAAAGGTCATGTGGCCGCTCGCTACTACACCAACCTAGCATCGGAGATTATCAATGACTAACGAAGATAAAGCGCTACTAGAAGATTTGAAAGGCAAGCCGACACGCGAGCTTAAGCCTGCAGAAAAAGCCAAACTCAAAAGCCTTGAACGACTAGCTAAAAAAGAACAGCAAGCCGAAGCGCCAAAACCAAAGCGCAACAACACCTTTGGTGTAACGCCCACCACTAAGCTTGCCTCAGTGCCGTTTCGAATTAGCGGTGAAGAGAAAAGCATCATGACCGACACGGCCAAGCGCATTACTGGCACTGAGCTCTTTTATGATCGCCTTGGTGGTAAAGACGACCTAAGCAACAACACCCAAATGCGCGCCGCGCTTAGAGCCTATGAAAAGCTCAGCGACGAAGAGAAGGTGGAAGCCATACGCGAAGCCAAGCTCTCTATGGCTCGCGCTCAGCGTTGAATGTATGTCATAAGTAATATACAAGGGTGGCAACTAGCCGCCCTTTTTGTTGTCTTCGTAATTCCTCATTAAGAACTCAACCAAAGATTTACGAGAGGCTGCAGTAAGCGTGCGAGCTGCCGCTGCTACGTCCCACGGTGTAACTGGCGCAAGGTTAAGTGTATCGAGCGCCAAATCCATGGTGGTTAAATTCAAGAACTTCATTGCCGCCACAAACTGCGACAACTTCAACTCAGCCTGACCGGACTCGCAGCGAACATAATGCCGCCTGCTAATTCCGATAACCCTAGCCACATCCATTTGTGTTATACGATCGCGTTCTCGTCTTCTTTTTATAGCGACCATTAAGACTTGATGTGACATAGCTAACACCTCAAAGTGACTCTATAAACCCTATATAAGCAAAATTGAGACCAGCCAAGGCAACCCTATTTACCTTAGCTTTATAGAGGATATGATGCATATGCTAACTAGTTAATAATTAACAGATTTCATATAAAATAAAAATAAATAGGTTCAGTATGGCTCCATATAACTTTAGGCTAAATTTCTATTATGCAACCCCTCAAGTGACCAATCTATCAATTTGCGAATTAATTCTCTGTTCACACGCTTTAGCTTCAAAACCCGCTACTAGTTGGGCTTCTAACTCACTAAAAAGGCTAACGCTATGAAGAGAGTCGAAAACCTAGAACTATTAGAAGTGGCGAAAGGGTTAGCCGCGTGCGGCAGTGAAGCGGCCGCGAACTGGGAACAGCCTCACTTGGTGAGCCTATTCATCGAAATAGAAAGGAAGCTTGAAAGAGCGTTGAAAAACTTAGACGATTCAGGCTCTATTTAACATATATTATCTAATCTGCACCACGCCGCTCGGCTTTTAGGTCTTTAGAGAACAAAAAAAGGCGAAGCGTCTAAAACTGACAGCTTCGCATTGCTGTTTTTTGTGGATAAGTGACTGTGGATAACCAAGCTTTCTAATTTACGACTGAAAGCGGTATAAATTGGCTTTTTGTTAGGTTGGATGAAATAAACACCTAATGCTTTAAGACTGATTTGTAACGAAGAACGATTCCCACTCGGGAGCCGTTATGGTAAATCTACCACCTACGCACAGTACGGATTAAATTTAATTGGAGAAAAAATGGAATTGATAAAATTGCTCTATACGTCGACAGCCATAACAGGAATTCTCGCTGTAGGATTTAAGAAGTACATAGATCACCAGTTGAAACTAAAAGAGCAATCTTTTCTGAGTAATCTAAAAGTTCAAGCTGATAAAGAGGTTGCAGTATATAAAGCTAAGCTCGAACAAGAATCACTACGTTTCAATGTTAAAACATCTGGTGTGTACGAAAAACAAACAGAAGTACTAGCGGAAATATATTCTGAGCTGTCGGACCTAGAAGACTTAATGAATATATCAATAAATCAGGGGAATCCATTTGATGAAAATCATGACAAGTTCAAGTCTAAATATTTTAAAATCCGCACTTACTGGCGAAGAAATCGAATCCTCTTGACCGATGAAATAGATCTCTTGATAAAAACAATGTTAGATGATTCTTTTTGGGCGGTTGATAAGCACAGCAGTGGTGAATCAAGCTTTAGGCTAGGTGACTTCGATCATGCCCAAACCCTTAAACTTCAAGCTAAGAAACTAAAAGAAAGTATTCCGCAGATACTTAAAATTTTAACATCAGACTTTCGAGACAAAGTTGGCGTAACTGATAAAAATAAGCTGAAAAAATAAGATAAACAAAGTGTTATTGTAAGTAAGCACTTCACAAGTTATGAAGGTTTCTTTACTCCATAAAGATCAAACATTTATCAAAAGCGATCACCTCACGACCACACTAACAAACCAATTAAATCAAACAGTTATCCACAGGCAAGCCAACTTCTTTACCTTGCGTTTCATTAGTGTGATGCCTGATAATGCAAAGAAGCCCTAGTGTGGGCTAGGGCTTCTTTACGGAGGCTATATGAATAACCCTGAATTGATTGTCGCTATCGCTGCTTTGTTAGGGGCTTTAGCAAAATTAATCCTCGCAATAAAATCCAAATAATTAGATTTCATTGCAATTTACTAACCCTGATTGGGTGCAACCAATCAGGGTTACTTCCAACGAATTGGATGTGGTACAAGTTTACACACACGCATTCTAATATTACTCACATTATATTCACTAAAAAATAATCTTACTTAGTGAGTGAGTGAGTGAGTTTCCAAGTATACAAGGGCTCACAAGGCCTTTCTATCTAGACTTTCCTTTACGAAAATAGAAAGATTTGTAAACCTAGTGCTTTAATGGATGAATTCTGTTCAAAATTACCTCCATTATTCTTTACAAAAATAGTAGCAAATTAAAAACGACTGCTCTATAAAATTTCTTTCCAGAAGGCTTTGTAAGGCGATGGCCTCACTGCGTGAAACCATCACCCTGCTAAAAGGGTATTTAGGGGAATGATGGTAAAGTAAAATAATAAAGCCACTCCTGACGCTCGCACAGCTCACTACTCGCTAGGCATATATG